GTGGCGGCGGAGTCAGATTCGGGCTTCGAAAAATAGCCGGGGGATACTTTCGGCTTCATCGGTACCTCTCGTTGTTCTCTTTTGCGATGGCTACGAGATCCTTTGCCGTCACTCTGCCCTGCTCTGCCATTTCATGATGAACTCTGCACAATGAAATCAAATTATCTTCATCGAATGCCTTTGTCTCATCTTCTTCGATCTTTGTTATGTGATGCACCTCCAGCCCGTCGGTCTCGTAGGGCCGGATTGTTCCAGGAAAGTTTCTCAAGCAAAGCTGACACACGTTGTTGTCTCTGCCCCGGATATATGCTCGGAGTTTCTTCCAGCGGGAAGATCCCCGGATATGTGATGCCTGGGATTCATTCGTTGAATACTTTGACTGTATAGGCCGGCACTGTAAGCGGCGGTCGTGGACTCTTCCACAAATCGAACATGCTTTGAGCATTGTTCCTGTGCCTCTCTGCTTTTGCTTTTCTATTCGTATTATCGCTTCATGTCCTTGATGGCTTACCGAATCCGTGAAGCTCCATGTACTTCGCTTCTGTTTCTCCATCAATGTCAACAGTGAAGTCGTTGATAGCTGTGTAGTTCGTATAGTCGATCTCGTTGAGTGTCGTGCCTTTTATAAGCTGCCACAGTTCCCACGATATCGGCGGACGTTTGAACTTATTCCGCTTGTGTAGTTCCTGCGCCCACTTGACGCAGAAGAAGAACCATTCCGTATTCACTACCTTGAACGCGAACGGTTCAGCCCATCTCTTGTTATATTGCTTCGAGAATGGCGGAGCGGATGCGAAGAACTCTACATCGTTTGTCTCGGTCTGTATGATCGTTCTTATGGCTTCGTCGCTGTAGAACACATCTCCGTACAGGTAGCACACCGGATCCGTCATCGGATAGAAAGCGTGCAGCCATACGTAGCCGTCCCATGTCATAGCGTTATCATGCTTAAGTACCGGAACTCCGATATCATCAAAGATGTCGCTCAAGCTGCTGATTGCTATATCCTCGATGTTGTTTTCTCGGAGCTGGCGTATCGTTCTGTCGATCAGTCGTTCTCCGTAGATCTTCCGGAAGGGTTTCGGTACCTTATCGTTTGTGTCTTTGATGTTGTATAGCGTAACGCCGCCACACATGATGATGTATTTCATGCTTTTGAACACAGAGAAGGACAGGTGTTTCGCCTGCCCTTCTCACTTAACTTAGGAGTTTTTCATCATGTCCTTCGCTTCACGATACAGTTATATCACAGATTATGTCACCAAATGTCACTAACTTTATTTGTGTACCGTATCGTAATACTTCAATGCTCTCTTCTTGAGGTTGTGCGTTATGCGTCTGCTTGCGAACCCGTACTCGCGTGTGATCTTTGCGAGGCTCTCGCAATGGATGTAGTAGTCTACCAGGAAGCGCCGGCACTGTCCTTCTTTGAGAGTCATTATCTTCTCGAGCGCATCCTCTGATCGCTTGTATAATAGCGCCTGAGTTTCCTTGATCTTCTTCTCGAGCTTGCGTTCTTCCTCTACCGCTCCGATCACTGCGTTCTCGAGGGAGTCTCCCGTCGGTGATGTCTGTACCCTGAGATCGTCGTATGTAAAGGATCTTGACGGTACCCTGTCGATCACTAAGTCGTCTCGCATCTTCTCGAGCGCGGTTATCTTATACGTCATGTCCCTTATCGACTGCAAATACTCCTCTGTTGTCATCCTATCCCCTCCTGCCGTATCCGGCTTTGCAAATGATCTGTGCCCTCTCTTCTGTCGTCCGTATCTTCTCTCCCTTTTTGACGGTCCGCTTCAGCTCGGTGTCGAAGTACTGATACAGGCATATCACGTCTACCATCACCGGCGGTATGTATTTTCTTTCCGGTTTCTTGCTCCCGAGGATCTTCCGCCACTTCTTGATTATTTCCGTGTTGTCGTATTCGTATTCGAACTGCGGTATCTCGAGAAGCTTCCTGACGTCAAACTTCATGTCGAACGGCACCACGTATCCGTTCACTCCGTCTTCAATCCCGATCTCCGGCAAAACGGCCAGCGGGGTAATTATTACGGGCGTTCCGTTTTCAAGTGCCTCTATCGCCGAATAGCAGAAGGCTTCTGTGTCTGAAAGCTGCACGAGGTAGTCTGCTTTTGCTATATATGGCTGTATGTCTGTTGTGGCCGGCATGTTGACGAACGATCTCGGCATATCCGAGAGTTGCGAGTCCGCGAAGTTCAGCCAGAGATATTTGATCTGTGCTTCGTCAAGCATCTGGGCCAGCTTCTTCATCCTGATGTCGTTTTGTCCCTTGTCGGTTGTTTTTACCCTTGTTGCTGATATGAGCATCAGGCAGGGTTTATGTTCCAGGAATGATATGTTGTGAATCACTATTCCGCTTTCGGCTTCCTTGCCCCACGACTTCTTTGCAGCTTCGGAGACGTTTATCAGATAATCTCTGCCCTGCGGTATTCGATATTTTACCTGCCGGCACGCGTGACAGATCTGTATGGTCTGTTTGTAGATGACGTTTGACGGTATTTTGTCTGTCAGCCTGTTCAGGATCAATGTGTCGCAGTATATGCTCTTTGATGGATCGTATTTTTCGAGTCTCACTATCTGCGAGAGTCTTTCGGCGTGCACTGCATCTATTCGCTCTATCATGACGACGATGTCGTAATATTCCTTCATGTGTTGACAGAAGTTGTATATAAACGTCGTGATCCCGCCGACTTTCGATATGAACTCGCAATATATGACTATCTGTGTCCTGATCGGCGGCTCTATCACCGTACATCTGCCGTATGATTCCCCTCTGAGCTCGTGAGCCCATATCGTCATCGGTTTTGCTATCTGACAGTATCTTTTCAATTCCGGAATGTCGCATTGATTCGTCAGCAGCCATACTTCGTTCGTTTGGTCTTCAGCCTTGATCTCTTCGAGAAGGTTCTTCATGTCAGCTGTTACGTGGCTGTAGTAGTACACGATTCTCTTTGTGTTCATGAGCCCGGCTTTGAATCTTTTGACCTTGCTGTTCTCTACCGAGGTGCGATAGTAGTACATGTAGTCTGATATTGCCGTATGCTTGCACGGAATGTCCTTGTCCAGATATCCGAGCTTCCGGGAGAAGTCTTCGTCTTCTGTGCTGTCCTTTTTCTCGTTGAATCTTGTTGCTCCGATATATGCCTTTGAGAATGCCCTCGTGCAGACTGACGGATTCGGGAGTCTTCCCTCTCGATCCTTGATTCTCATATTGTGCTGTACTCCGGTATGGTCAAGAGACTTCCACGAATGATCACACACATCGAAGGGGTTCTCTTTGATCTCCCGGAGGATCCTGCTGATAAAATAATCGGGCACCATGTCGTCGGCGTCTATGAACTGGATGTACTTTCCCGTCGCTTTCTTGAGTCCGGTGTTGCGAGCGCCCGCGCATCTCTTGTTTTTCTGGCGGATGACGGTGCACCATTCATATTCCGTCTTGAACGGTGTCGGGGATCCGTCATCTACCAGGATAACTTCGATCTCGTCAGTCATCTGCTTATCGAGGCACGCGAGAAGCTCGTCCGTGTATCTCTTTGCTTCGTAGTATGGAATTATGATCGATAATATCTTGCTCAACTGTTTCTTACCTCCTCGATCATCTCGAGAAGCTCTGCCCTGACTCTCGTGCATTCGATAGCGTAATCGATAGCATCTTTCTCTGAACCGCTCAACATTTTGCTCATTTCTCGTTTGACGTTTTCGAGGATTGTGATTGCTCCGTCGGCTTGGATTCGTCCCCGAAAATATAGTCCCACATCACATCTATGATGTTCTTCCCGGTTATCGTCTCCCAGAAGACTATCGTGCACGTTATCAGTTCCACCGCTATGAACATCGCTATGATTATGTTTATCCCGTACATGTTCAGCGTTGTCTTTATGAGGTTTTTGATGATAATAGCTGTGAACTTTCCCAATTATGACTCCTATCGCCACAAACAACATGGCTAACCATAAACCACTGAATATTCCGAATATCCATGCTTCCATACTCCCCGTCCTCCTAATCGTCCATGAGCTTGATCTTGAGTTTTTCCGCCTGTTTCTTGATTCGCTGTATATTTTCCTCGCTTCGTGTCATGAGAGGCGTTTGACTCGGGTTCTCCGCAAATACTTCCGTGGTCCTGACTTTGAATCCGCATTCAATGCATTTTCTTGTTCTTTTCCATCCGGTCGTTCTTTGGCGTCCGTCTGTGACCTTTGTTGCAGAATTACATTTCGGGCATTTCATATCTCCACCTCCTACGATTCGACGGAATCGACCGTCGTATACTTCAGTGACACCTTGATCGTGTCCTTGCCGGGCTTCATCGTTCCGGTGTAACCGCCTTTTGATATCGATATCCCTCCGATCTCTCCTGTCGCTATCGGTTCGACCGCACTGAGCAGTAAAAGCTTGATCGCGTCCATGTTCTCGCGGCCTTCGAAGAACTCTCTGATCATCCCTTCCGCGCTGGCTATCATTTCCTGCTGCTTTGTAATGGCCTGTGCTTCCGGACAGTTGCACTTTCTTGTTACCTCTTCGTCGATGTCGGCTTGTTTGAACTTATCCGGTACCTCTATCGTCATTATTTGCCCGCAATACTTGCAAGCTCCCGTTGCTGTCTTCATCCCTTCTTCTCCTTCCTCATGAGTTTGGCTGCTTTGGCCAGATTTGCCCTGTATGCACTCTTGATTGAGTGATCTACCATCTGTTTCTGTGCCTTTGTGTGGTTTCTGTGGCTGCGCTGTGCATGTTTAAGTCTTCCGCTCATCTGTTTCCTCCTTCTATGATTTCAAAGTTTCCTGCCATATCTGCAAGCGGAGCTTTTGCTATTCCCAGCTTTCCAAAATCGATGTAGCAATAACCGTCGTATATCTGCGCTTCTCTTATTTCGCCTTTGTTCGGTTGGACTTTGCCGGATATATCCAAATCTTGCAGAAATCTGATCTTTACTTTTTGCCATATTATTTTCATTCCTGGTTCTCTCTCCCCTGTTGAACGTATCTCTGCATGTTTAAGTCTTCCGCTCATCTGTTTCCTCCGTTCTTTGCCTTGTTGTATCTGTTGATGGCAGTCTGCTCGCAGCATCCGATCTCTTTGGCGATCTTATTGAACTTCATACCGTCTTCATCGCGCATCTTAACGATCTTAGCGTCATCAATGTCGGATCTTTTAACCCTGGTCTTCTTCTCCGGGCGTTTCTCGTCTCTCTTCTTTGCGTACGCCTCTTTGATCGCGTCAATGGCTTCCTGGGCTTCTTTTGTCCGTTTCTTCTTTGGAGCTACCTTGTCGATCGGCACGAACTTGACCTCTTTCGGCTCTTTGTCCGGTTTCTTCTCGGGATCCTTCGCCGGCTTTTTGGCTTCCTGCTCCTCGATCTTGATCTTGGTGTCCGGTGTTGCCTTTATGAGCGCATCCATGACCGTTTTGATCTGTTCTTGCGTCGTAATTTCGAAAACGACCGTCATTTTCATCATTTGTTTATCCTCCTCTCAAAATCCTATGATGCAATATCCTTCAGCCAGTCCATATTCGGGGCAGTCTCTTAGGACGTACAGGACAGGGCGGAGCCCTGTGTGTCGTCCTGTGTACTTTCCGTTGTCGAACTCTTCGAGCTTCACGAGATCCCCGACTTGGAAATCTCGATCGTCTCTCCGGATCTCGAAGTTCTTCTGCCGCTTCCGTGCTGCCTCGAAATATTCCGGCTTTGTTTTGAGTTCGTGTATTTTCATTCGTCTTCCTCGTCCTTGTGCGTGTAATAGTCAGCTGTTCCGTTTATGAGCTTCATCGCCTCTTCCGAAGTTTTCCAGTCCCATCTTTCGAGAATGTAGTAGAACCTCTGCATCAGTTGCGCATTCTCTGCTATGTACTCGCCATTCCAGCCTAAAGGCTCTCTATCGTTGATCTCGTTCTGTGCGAGTATCAAGAGCAGCTTGTACATCGGGAGTTTCATTACCTTGTCGTAGGCTTTCTTGTATTCTTCTGTTTCCTCGTCTCGAGTGTCGATATCTTCGTCCAGGAACTCAATAAGGTCATCGATCACTGAGTATGTTGAGAACGTCTCGAGGAACAGCTTGAAGAGGGTTTCTGTAATATTTGCTATGTCTTCCTTGTCCGGGTTCTTGAGCTTTTCCTCTACGATTGCTCTTACAAAATCCCTCGTGTCTTCTTTGAGGGGCAAACGCACCGCCGTGTATATCTGCTTTCTTTCGTCTCGTTCCCTTCGCTTTCTTTCCCACTCTGATTCTTCTCCGTCATCGTCATCATCTTCTTCGCCCGCTGCCTCGTTTACTTTTTCCTGCAGGAGCGTCACGTATCCGTAGTTGATGACGTAATATGTCTCATCATTGATCAGATCCTCGACCTCTTCCGGATCGAACTCTTTATCTTCCCGGAGATCCTGTTCGAAAATCTTCTCGTACTTGTCCGACCACTTCATTGACTGCTCGCCTTCGTCCGCGAGAGATTCTTCGAGGTATTCGCGCCACTGTTTTTCTTTGGCGTTTATCATTTCCTCTTTTGCCGCCTGCTGCGCTTTGAAGCGAAGATCGTTCGAGCTTCTCGACTCTTTGAGGATCTTGTCTCTCTTCTTGATGTCCTTGATCTTCTCGAGTTCGATGAGATCATTGAGTGTCAGCTGGAAGCTGTCGTCTTCGTCAAGCTCTTTGAGATATTCCTGATCGAGCTTCGCAATATTGATTCTGTGGTAGATCGTTGACTTTGCGAATCCGGTCTTTTCTGACAGGGTGTCTACTGTTTCTCCCAGATCGAGCATCAGCTGAAACGACTGAGCCTGTTCGTATATTGTGAGATCGTTCCTCTGCATATTCTCTTCGAGCATTGTTGCGATCTGATCGTTCTCCGGAAGGTTCTCGTAGATTCTGCAGGGTACTTCGGTCAAGCCTGCTGCCTTTGCAGCCTCGAGACGTCTGTGTCCGATGATGACGGTGTACTCCGCTTCGGTGTTGAACCACTCTCCGTTTGCTCTGTAGAATCCCGGTATGACTGTGAGATTCTGCATGATGCCGTTCTTCTTGATGCTGTCTGTCAGTTCCTCGAGATCTCCGAGGTTCTTTCGAGGGTTCTTCGGATGAGGATGAAGATCCCGGACGGGGATGTTGATCGTTTGTTTGATTCTCTTAACTTTGTTTTCTGACATGATGTTTTCTCCTTTGCTTTGTTAAAATATACAGTCGTCCTGCAGTAAGAGTCTGAATGTCTCGCGTCCCTTCGGAGTGATGAGAGTCTGCAGTCCGGAGTGATCCGAATAGCGTGAGTTAAACTCTTTGATTTCGAACAGCCCTTTTTCAACCTTGTCAGCGTAGGGCTTGAGCTTCTTGCTCTGATCTCTGTATATGAACTTGCGGTCTATCAGGAATCCGATGAAGGTTTTCTCTCCAATGTTCAGCTCCTTCGCCGTATCTCTGAAGTTCGTGAGAAGGTTTCTCTCTACCAGCGCATCAAAGTAGTCTGCCTTCGGCTGCATCTCTTCGATCTGCTTGTCCTTGTTGGCGATGATGTTCTGTGCTACCACGAGGGCATTCGCTACAATCTGCTCCGGAGTGAGGTTCTCTTGATTTGCAAGGTAGCCTCCGTTCTTTCGGATGCTGGGTAATACCTCTGACGTTATCCAGCGCTTGAAGCGTCTGATTTTTTCAATTCTCTCTTCGACCTCTATGGGGTACGCATCTGATACCCCGCCGTTATTTGCCTTCTGAGGTTGCATCGCGAATAAGACTGCGTATAGTCCGCTCTCGTTTATGATTGTTGTCTGTTGCTTTCTTCCCATCGAGTCAGTGATCTCGGCTGTGCTCTTGTCCTGATCATCTACTCTTGAAAGTGTCCGGCTATGATTTGTGTCACCGAAATGTGAGCATATGTCCTTACCCACGAACCATATCTCGCCGTTGATATCTACTGTTCGGATCTGCCCGAACTCTTCGCTTTTGAAAATCTGAATATCGTTCATACTTCCCTCCTACCATGTTGTGGCTATGTCTATGAGTGTCTTGTCTGCGTATACCGTGTGATAATCGAGTATAATTCCGGGCCCTAAGCTTGTATCGATCCGTGTGTACCTCGTCACGGATGGATGTGCTGCGCATATAACCCACGGTCCGAAGCGCTTGACGCCTCTGTCGTCTACCCAATATTCGCATGGTATTCCCATGTCCTGAGCCCTGCGGACTACGCGATTCATGGGAAGGTTGTAGTATTTCTCCAGATGGCCGTTGTAGGTGTTTACTCCTTTTGTGGCCGTTAAGATCGCCACTGCTGTCAAAATCGTTGTGATCCCCTTTAATCGTCTTATACTCCTTGTCATATTCCTCCTTCCTGCCCGGGCAATATGGCTTTTGGTAAGTGTGATACAATTTTTAGGTACTTAGTTACGTTCGCGCGATTATATATTCATCGGGTACCGCGGAAGGCGCCTTGTTTGCTCCCGTCTCAGATTCGTGCGGTCATCCAACCGTCCGCGCCCTTTTCCCCGGATGAATCAAAATATCAAATAGTTCTTCCCGAAGATCTCCATCCACTTGTCATGTCCGTACAGTCTTTCGAATCTGCCCTGGGCGACTTGCATCAGGAATATGTCTTTTTCATTGTGGTCATGTAGCATCTGATGATGCTCGCTGCACAGATAACACCAGAGTCCCCACTTTTCAGCGAGCCGCCTGTTGGCGGTACCGTGTATCATGTGATGCTTATGCAGTCCTTCGTGTGTGAGATCTGCGTTTGTATCGAGCCGGCAGAGGAAGCATTCTCGGTTAAGCTTATCCGTCTTCGCCTGTATTATGCTCTTTGCCATTTCTTCAGCTCCGATCTCATGTATTCCCGGTACGAGTGATCCTCGTCCGTTATGGTCCAGTCATGTTTCTCGAGTGCGTGTGCTACAATGTCCCACAAATGAGCGTTCTTGACTGATTCTTTATTGCTTTTGAGCCACTTTTGACCTTGCCACGCTTCGTATCTTCGGCTTTCGAGGGTTGACAATATGCCTTTTGCTTTCGTAAATATGCGGATCGTGCACGGTTTATTGAGTATCAAGAGCGCTTCGATAAGGATCGTGAGGATCGCTGCGTCCTCTGTCGTCTCTCCGAACTCCGCATATCCTTCGCGTGTAACGAAGCTCTCCGGGTTCTTATCCGATACGAACTCCGCTATGTACATCGCTTTACCTGCGGCCTTTTGTGGCGGTCTTATTGTACTTTCGAGATATATGTTTAACATTCTTCCTCTGACAGTCGCATTTGAATGAGTCTATCGTGAACTGATGGCATATCGGGCATTCGTATATCTTTACCGGTTCCGCCTGCTGCTCCTTCTGGAGTTTGACCTCCTGATAGTACAGATATCCGTATCCCGTGAATGTGTTCACTCCTCGTCGGATCGAGTTCTTGTCGATGTAGTATCCTTTTGCGGGTACAAGATCGTGGTTGAATACCTCTCTCATCGTCCGGCGTGAATATTCCTTCGTCTCCGGTACCGGTCTTTCCAGATTACGGGAGCAGGAATACCGGATCAGCTTCTTCGCTTCTTCGTCGAAGGTCTTGAGAAGCTTCTTCTGCTGTTCTGTCGGAGGCTTGACAATGTAATCGGCCAGACTCTCATACGTTCCGTCATCGAGGAGCTCGTTGTGAGCTTTGCCATGAGTCCAGTACTTCTGTATCGTCCGGTCGAGATCGGGGATCCTGTTCATGATGATGTGAACGTGGATACCTCCCCGGGATCCTATCTCTATCCGGTAGATGTACTTGCAAGGGATATCTACCTTCTTGTACTGATACCTCATGTGCCCTAAGAACTTTGAAACATCCTGCGATACCTCTTGGATCGTTCGACTCGTATCTTTCGGATATGTTAAGGTCGTCCAGTAGTCGCCTTCCTTGAAGTTGGCTTTGATCAGATGCCTGACCGTCTTTGTCCGCTGATATTGGTTCTGCCTCTCGATATCTTCAGGTGTTCTTTTCTGTTTGGGAGCTCTCTTTTCTCCTTTGGCTCCATAGTTCCCGACGAACTTATACTCATATTCTGTCGAGGATGCGAAGCGATATATGTCTAATCGATACAAAGTTTTCTCCTAAGTTTAATATCTATGATGAACTGCTTAAGACCTCTGTTGCGGTCTTTTACGCGTACCGGATAGCTGCCTTCTTGGATGCCTCCTGGGGGTTGTATGAGAGGTGCATATTCTTTTCAAGCTTCCTTCCGCACATCGGGCAATACTTGATCAGGATGTCTCCGGCCGGAGCCTCGGGATCCTCCCCGAATACCCTGAGATTGTTTCCCTGGACATATACGAATATCCTGTTGCTGAATCCTCCGAGTTCGGTTCCTACGATTCCGATCTCTCTGCCTTCATTACATACGCACATACTCACACCTCCTTTTATATAGAAGGAACGCTCTCAACCTGTGTCAGATCTTTATGCTGAAACCGGTGTTTGAGCTTCTCCGTTTCTCCGGATACGGTCACCTCATATGTGAACCTGTCCTTGTCCGGAATGATCGCGGATACCTTCGCCTTGATCAGAACTTCTTCGCCTACTTCGTACACTTCCATTACTTTCATCTTTTTCTCCCCTTCCTTGTGAGTTCCATGATGTATTCTGCTATGACCTGTATATATGCAAGCGGGTATTTTCTTATGGCCACGCAGCACACTGTTATCATTTCCCGCTTATCCATGTTCTCGATCAGTCTGTCGAGCTCGCTTAAGTGATTCTCTTCGAAGAACTCCGTCACATCTTCGTTATGCAGGAGCGTGTCTTCATTGATGAAGTTTGCTCTATCGACGACCGCTTGATTGATGTCTGGTTCTACTTCACATATCCGAACAGGCACAGAACTACTCCAGCGGCGAACCAGATGGCCGATGCCATTCCCGAACCGTGCCCTGTGATACTCTCTGCAATTCCGGAAGCCCCTAAGAATGCTGCTATCACTCCGATCTTGTAACAGACTCCCCTCAACTTCATGCATTGTTCCCTCCTTTGTTGTATAGCCAGTGATCAGTTATGCTCATTGCGTATTCGTTATAGAAGGACCAGCTGACGCTGTACGGATGCAGGGCGCGGTCATCGATGTAGATGTCGGCCGAGATCTTCCGTGTGTTTTCTCCGTATGCCTCGATCAGTTCCGGGAGATTGTCGTTTACCGCGTCGAACTCGATTCCCTGATCTTTGCACCAGTTGACCGCCGCTTCGAGCGCCTCTCCAGTTCGGCATGTGTTCAGGATGAGCTTGTTGCCCTTCTTTTGTTCGATGAGAAGGTTCTTGATCAGAGCTCTGTCCGGTACTCCGTCCACGTTTGGCCACTTGTTTTCCTTGATGAGAGTTCCGTCAAAATCTACGGCGATGATGTAACGTCCGTCCGGTGTCATATTTCCTCCTTAAAACTGTCCGTCGTTATATACCGCTTTCGCGACTTCCGGGATGAAGTACTTTTTTGTTCCCTCTATCCGGAATGCTGCGGTCATGTATTTCTCGCGGACTCGAGTTGTATTCTTTTGTCCGAGATATCTCGCGAGTTGTCCGGGAGTGATGAATGACGCTCCGTCAACTGATGCTTTCATATCTCTTTCGATTTCCCGCGCCGTCATTATGTCACCCGATATCTATGTGATTCACGATGTCCTTGATCATGGCCCAGCCTGAGTCCATCGCTACATTGATCTGCCGTGCATCGTATGCGTCCGTAAAGTCCGCATGTACTATTTCTTTTTTGGGATCATATCTGAGAGCTTCAAGATCGTCTCCGGCTGATGTCTGCTGAATCGCTTCGCACAGTCGGTCGCATATGATCTGTTTGCTCGAAGAATTGTTTGATACGTTGATGTAAGTCTTTTTCTTCGTTTGAATCTTCATGTGTTTCTCCTTCGTTAAGTGTGTTCAATGATTATTAGAGGAAATCCTGTCAAGGATTTTCTTCATCCTGTATCCGTAGGATATAGGATCGCTTATGCCTTGTTTCTCACGAGCTCGTCGAGTGTGACGCCGAAGAAATCCGCGATTTTGATGAGCTTCTCGACTTTCGGCTGGCTCTTTCCGTTCTTCCATTCCGAGAACAGTGTCTGCGCCACTCCGATTCCTTTTGCTACATCAGAGTCTTTGTATCCCTTCGCATCGCGTAATTCTACATATTTAGCGTACATGTCCGTCTCCTTTCTATATGTAGTAGTTGTAAAGTTTCGGTTTTTCTAATAAAATAATCTTGCGAACATCATTTTTTAGAAAACGCTAACTCTATGGTTCATAGTATAATTAGTGTTTTCTAATTTGTCAACAACTTTTTTAGAGTTTTCTATGTGAGGTTATCAGGGTATCATGTTGACTTATGAGGAATACACTAAAATACGCGATTCTAAAGGACTGAAAGATGTCGACGTAGCTCGCCTTGCTGGAGTTAATCAGACTACGTTTTCTGAATGGAAGAAGGGGAAGGCTACTCCGAAGTACGAGAAGATGTCAAAGATCGAGCGTGCTCTCGGTGTGATATCCCTCTACGCGGAGGATAATTATATTGTTATGCCGGATAATTCCGTGCCCGCTGCACCTTCTTCTCTTGCTCTTACAGATGTCGAGGCTCGAATCATTGAGGCTTATCGCCTCGCGGATCCCGTAACGCAAGCGAATATTCTCAAGCTCCTTGATGTAAAAGGGGATGTCGGCTCAGATGCGGCCGGAAGATCTGCCGTATAAAGTGAAGGTGTTATCGTGAAAAAATATAACTATACAACGACTTTCAAATATCAAGGTAAGAAGTACTGGGTGCATGCGGATACTCTCGAAGAGCTTTATACCAAGAAAGCAAACAGGCTCCGTGACCTGGAGGAGAATACTGTCATATATGATTCATCCGTTCCGGTTGATTCGTGGGCGGATATTGCTTTTGATACATACAAAGGGAATGTCCAGGGACTCGATGATATCAAGAAACGATACAAGAAATATGTCGGGGCTCATATCGGTACGCGCCCGATCGGGACCGTGAAGGCCGTCGAGCTTCAGGCGATTCTAAACGAATGCAAGGGAATGTCATTCTCTCATTGTGAGAAGCTTCGGCAGGAGATCTCTTTTCTTTTTGAGACTGCGGTTGACAATAAACTTATTCAGGACAACCCCGCAAAGAAATTGCGGTTGCCCGAGTATACTAAGGGAGAGCGCCGGAGTATTACCGAGAACGAGAGAAAACATCTTCTGAAGGTTTATAAGAAGGATCCTACATATCTTCTTTTCTTCGTAATATTGAAATGCGGATGTCGTCCGGAGGAAGCTATCAACCTTATCGGCCGAGATATCGATCATGATAAACGCCTGCTGCATATTCGCGGTACCAAAACAAAAAACTCTGACCGATATGTTCCCATCCCGGAGGATCTCTATAAGGTCATTAAGAAGACAAAACCCTTCGAGCCTGTATGTGTGAACCGATGCGGCAATAAGCACTCGGAATCGTCGTATAATCGTCTGTGTGCTCATCTGCGGCGCGATATGAATATCTCTATGGGATGCAAGGTATATCGGAACGCTCTCGTGCCTCCGCTTCCGCTTGCGGATGATTTCGTTCCGTACTGTCTGCGTCATACATACTGCACGGATCTGTGTAAGGCCGGTGTTGATGTCAGAACGGCTCAGCGCCTCATGGGACATGGCAATATATCCATCACCGCAAATATATACACTCATGTCGATCTGGATGATATACAGAAGGCGGGTGAACTCTTAAATAATTTCTTCGGGAACGGATGAGGGTGCACCTCGGGTGCAACTTTTTATGTATAGAAATGTACAGAAATGTAAGATTTTATATTCGGATGAACAGAAAACAAAAAGCCTTGAATCGTTGTAGATTCAAGGCTTTTCTGCTACTGAGACACGGGGGATTCGAACCCCCGACAACCTGATTAAAAGGCATTGTGAGTCGGCCTATTTTACGCGCTTTTTCCTATAGGGTGCAACTCGGGGTGCAATTTTGATCTCTTCTGTGCAAAAATAAAAGGGCTACCAGCGGGAACTGATAGCCCTTGATGAGGGGGTAAAAATGTATGAAAAAGTAAACAGCTACATCAGATTGATGTCGAGGTCTACGTTTCCGGTTATTCCGGAGAGGGATCCTTTTGACGTATATTGCCATCCGTACAGGTTTTTGATGCCCGTAGGTTTATGACTTTCGTCGAAGGCTCCGATGTCATTCTTTTTGTATCTCGCGATCCAGAAGGCGACATTGTTCTTCAGATAGTCGCTCATGAGATTATTGTACCAGGTCATGTTACAATAGATCCCGCAGGCAATGCCGGCGTTGAATAATTCTGTCATGAATGTATTCGCTATGATCTGTATGCCCGTCTTTCCGAGCGGAGTTTGTGTGTTGTCTTCAAGGTCGTACCATACAAGAAGCTTTCTTCCCTTCAGAGTTTTAATCACTCCCTGAGCTTCGGCCCGTGCCTGGTCAATGGTAAGAGCTCTCGAGTACTTGTATATGCTTACCGCTATCTGATTCTTCATGCATTCCGAGAGGTTGTATTCGAACTTCGGATCCGGAGACTGATCTTTGACCGTTGACCTGAGGATTGCGAACTGGATACCCTCGTTCTTAACCTTTGCAAAGTCGATCGTTCCCTGATAAGATGATACATCCATACCGAACTTATATTTTTTCGGCGGTCTGATTGCTGTATTCGGTGTTGCTACAGTTCCCTTGTCATCATACTTCGGCGTGATGTATCCTCGAATGTATTTGCCATTGACGGACATGTTGCGAAGATTCACTCCGTCGCTCTTATTGCCCTCGCACACCTCGAATCTGTTGTAAATGACATCCGACACTACATATCCTGTGTGATCCGGGATTCCTTTGTTGTCTCCGACTCCGTTATCGTCCCAGTCGTACAGTACGATATCGGCTTTCTTCGGGATATATTCGTCGCTTTCCTGCCATATTCCCATTTTTTGAGCGAGTGCGATCATCCTGTTGCAGGAACATTCTATCGGGATAATATCTGTATATCCGCATTCGATTGCGGCCGCCGACACGGTTGTAGCGCACCACTTATCCGTGTACTTAACCTTATATCCCTTCGCAAGCGGTATATGAGCGTTATATACGTCTATGATGTGCTTATGTGTAGCATCGCCTTCATGGCAGCCGAGCCACGACATCACTTTATCAACTATTGCCTGTCTGCTGTGCTGCATATTCATCCTCCATTCTTTCAACATAAAAGGAATCAACTTTTTCGAACCGGGTGTCTGTTTGTGGATCCGCGGTCGGCCCATTAAGTGCATACTCCGGATCAGAAGTATGGAAGCAAAGATCCCTGCATGAAGTACTTTGTCTGCATTCCTTTTTCTGATTGCAAAGATAAAAGATACCAGTCATATCATTCTACCTCGTATGCTTTGTTGTGCTTAACGTAGTTGACTACGCCTTCGATCACGGCGTCGATCTCGGCTTCATTGAGTCCTATTCCGAGGCTGTTTGCCTTCTCGGTTACGAGTTGAGTGACGTAGTCCTTCTTGAGTTTCCACTCTTCCGGCTTGTACAGCTGTTCGGCCGCTCTTACCGCTGCCTCGACGAACTGTTCGAGAAGCTGCATCTTGTCAGCTCCGATCTTGTTCTTTAGGTACGGTATCACGTATGCCGATACGAGCAGTACGATCACGGTTATTGTGCATTCAGTTATCTTCGATATCATTTCCGGTGTCATTATTGTCATCTCCTTTTCGTTTGAAATACTTTGCTATTTGGATACCTCCCATGACAAAAGACTCGAGGCCGCCCGCTCCCAGGAAGCATTGTATGAGCGTATCAAATTGCCAGCCCTTGACCGTGTAAATAATCATGGTGGCCACTACAAAAGAAAAGATCGCCACGGACAGGACGATCAGTACTTTGTCGAGATTATTCATTTTTTTCTTCATGTCTTATCCTTTATCCTCCTGACTTCTTCTTCCAGATCGTTCAGGCGGTGATTTCCGACTTTGATTCTTTCGTCCAGAAGTTTGTCGTTATCTTCAAGCCTGTAGGTTCTTTCGATGACTCCGTTGTGTTTCTCGACTCGGTTGCTAAGAACTACGACATCTTCGCGCATGTGGGATTGATTAAGTTCCACAATAGCGATCTTCTGCTGTAGGTTTGCTCCCATCTGAGTGATATCGTCCCGTGTCTGGGTGATATCGTTCCGTGTCTGGGTGATATCGTTCCGGATTTCTTTGAGATCGTTCTGTCTGATTTTTTCAATCTCTTCCCGGTTTTTATTGTGATACGTGATCAACTCAGCTTTGAGATCGCTTTTCCACTTTTCCCGGTCCCTTTTTGTTGATAATTGAAAAGAACCTATCGACGCGATGAGCGCCGTGAGTATTCCTACGCCTCCGGATATGAGTGCAATCTTCACGTCGTCGCTCATGAGTAGTATTGAGTTCATCGGTCTTGTCCCTCCAGTTCGCGGAGCTTTCGCTCCTCCTCTTCGATGTTTGTGTACTGTGAAAGCCGAGCGATTAAGTCATCGCAGAGTTTTATAAGCTCCTCGATGACTCGCTCCTGCTGTTCTGCTATTGCCTGCCAGATCATTCCTCTTCCTCTTCGGGTGCAGGTACGGCCGTTCCGTCCTCCAGGAATACATAGCCGTCGGCAATGACCTTCGTTTCAGTCTTTCCGCGCCATGTTTTCGGTACATCCTGTATAGCCCATACCGAGCCAGTTTTATCGTTCATTATTCTCTCCTCGAGAAGTCGTGCGTATTTATTTACCATTTTCTTTCCTCCTTGTCGTTAAAACAGTTCTGATCCGCCTGCGTTCATGTGTTACTCTCTTTCTTCTAATGCTGCGACGCGTTCTTCGAGGTCGCCTATCATTTCGGCCAGCTCCTCGATTGCTGAGCTGTTCTCGTCGGCCAGATCGGCAATGTCAAGGATGCTCGCGCCGTTCTCATCTACGCCTTTTCCATTACGCAGTGCGGGATGATTGTACTTCTTGTCGAGTTCCTCGATCCTCTTTTCGAGAGCCTGAAGCATGCTCAAGATTTGTTCATTCATTTTTACCCTCCTTCCAGACAAACATATTGTTGTAGTATTTATCTATTTTCCGAACCTTGTTATAGTTCGCGAATCCTTTTGTAGTCCCGCGCCATGAGTTGTATGATTTCCATACTTCCCTGTTCGGAAGGTTTTTCTCTTTCATCTTTTTGAGCCGTCTTCGAACCGCATTGAACGACGACTGCGATAATTTGACGGTGATCTTGCCGTTCTTGATCCGGTACCGTCTTTTCAGAAAAGTGAATCCGTGGGTGAGTTTGCATATCCGGATCTTTCTCGGATTGATAATGATTCCGAGTTTTTCGCATAGTTCGTATAATACATTTTCATATTCCCGGAGTTCCTTTATGTTGTCCGAAATGATATATCCATCATCCATGTATCTGGCGTACTTGCGTACTCCGAGTTTGTCTTTGAATGTATGATCTATGAGGTTCGCAAAGTATACAGCGCTTATCTGTGATACCTGGCTACCGAGTCCTAACCCTTCATCAAATGCATCGACCAGTTGATGATACAGATTCCTGATCCGTTCGTCCGGAATCTTCGGATCTACAAGCTCGAATAGTTTGTCATGAGGGATGCTCCCGAAGTAGTTTGTGAAGTCATATAGTAAGATGTATCCTTCGTCTCCGTACCTGCGTTGATGCTCTTTCAGGTGCATCTCGAGTCGCTCCATTGCGAACCTGGTTCCTTTGCCTTTGATGCTCGCTCCGTTATCTGCTATCAAACTTCTCTGAAGCAACGGGACGAGGTACTTATCGCATAAGGTCCTTTGTATGCATCGTTCGGATATATGGACGCTTTGAATCAGTCTGACTTTTCCGCGTTCTGAGAGTCTGAACTTCGTGAATCCTCTCGATTTCCACGTTCCGTTCTGCAGTTTCTCATAGATTTCATATGTATTTATGCAAAGGTTCGCCTCGTACGACTGTATGCTCGCCTTCCATCTGACGCCCTTCTTACATAGCGCGAAGGCATCGTATAAGTTCTGGTATGAGAATACTTCGTCGAAGGATCCGAGGCTGTCCGTGAGTTCCTTTTCTTTCCGGAGACGTTTTGCTTTCCGTCTCTGATATCTCGCTTCTCTTCGTTCAATACTATTCATTTCAAGAAAACCGTTCGGCTTTTTATTGCGTTTACTGACCTATTGCCCATGCAGCCATGAAACAGAAAAGATACGCACAAACTCTCTGCCATGCAAGAAGCGTCCGCCTGCAGGTGCCGGTTCTCTTTGTTTTGATGCTTACGCATAAGGAATGCGGACTCCATTCTATTACTAACCCGTTGAGCTATTACACTTTTCAAGGGTACGCGTAGAATTCAGGCGCCAGCCCATTAGCATTACTCGCGTTGTTATAGTTGGTGGTGCCGTTTTTGTTCACATTACAGAAATTAGTGGCGTTCGAGGCATAAGGAGACCGCTCCCACCAATTGGCGCTAACAGTCCGCTACCTGTATCAAGGCATGTAGCCTTTATACCGTTCTTTGTCCGCTTTATACACGCCGTTCAATAACTTCAAGGCGTTAAAAGCGTTTTGCGAGATCTCTTCGAGCTCGTTGTTCGTCATGATGTCGGATTTGCATACTGCGTATATCACATCGATCTGCGACGCGTAGGCTTGTATCGATACATACGCCTTCATTATGTACTTCTCTCTCAAAAGCTTCGACTCATAGTCATGCACTCTGACTGAGTTTCCCATCTTCGCAAAGCTGTATGCGTTCGCGGCATGTGTGAGCAGCTGAGTGTTGACTATGAATCTAAACTTTTTCGGACAGATATTTGTTTTCCGGATCGTCCATTTCTCGATATCCATCAGGACCTTCAAGAACTCTATGGACGACTGATCTCTTTCCGATTCACGTACTGACATTGTTTACTTCCTTCAGGCGGACGAGCCGCCTGATTATCTGATTATTAGATACAGAATGCAGGCGCCAGCCCAAAAGCATCACTCGCGCCGTTATAGCGGGCGGCGCCGCTTGCGCTCACATGACAGAAATGAGTGGCGTCCGAGGCATAAGGAGACCGCTCCCACCAAGGGGCGCTTGCATACGAGGTGTATGAAGGCTTCTTACATATGTTCGAGGCTGTCTGATAATATTCGTACTGGCTTCCTTCGCCCGCTTTACTGTTCGTAACCGTTCCGAATATCTCTATCTCTGACAACAGGAATACGTCATCCTCTGTCGTGTCGATCGTGGCCGACTGATTCCCGGCGCTTGTGAGCTTGTTGACTGTCTTGACGAGGCTCTTTATGGCCGCCGGCAATGCCGCGAGGAATACATCGTTGCACCATGTTCTACGAGGGCAGTTCTTCCATCCGTTGACGTTCGTATTCGTAGGCTCCATGTATCCGCCTTCGTCAGCTACTGCGGGATAATTTGATGAATACGTTGCGTCGGTTGTGTTCTTGTAGAGGATCCTGTCTGTCTGCAGTGTCAGGAGTGCTTTTGTTTTTCCTCCGCTTGAAGTCGTCTTGAGGTTGTCATGCTCGTGGCCGATGATCGTGAACTGATAGCTATCGGCATGATGTGACTCCGATACTCCGGTTGCGGACATTGCGGAGAGTGATATCGATCTCTTCGCTCCGATCGGCATGTATGTCGATTTGAGTGTCGCGATATCGGTTGCATCGTATGCTCCGTTGTAGTAACTCTCGAGCATGTCTGCGAGCTGCTGATCCGTACACGTCTCAAATGAATACATGAGTGCTTTTGTCTTAAGGCTCACGCTGACAGCTGTTGACAGGCTGGATACTGTTGCGTCTACCGTGTAGGTCTTGCCAGATATCGTTCCGCTAATCGTCCATGTGCCCGTTGAAGGTGGTCTGAATGTCAGTGTCGAGGCTGCCGTCTTTGCTGTGCAAGATGTTCCTCCGCTGACGCACGAAATTGATGCCCCAGCTGTAACGAAGTCAGCATCTACCGTCACGGTGATTGTTCCGAACTCGATTGTTACGCTCGAGCTCTGGCCGGTTGTGGCCGAGGATGTTACCGTGTCGGTTTTTGTATTTCCGTCGAGCGTTGCTGATACGGTGTATGTTGAAGATGCCGTATGAACTACGTACGCCTGAGAGGATCCTGTTGCGGTTCCGGTATAAGTCTCCGATCCGTTCGTGACTCTGATCGTCGCTCCGCTCGGAGCCGTTACATTGATCGTGTGATCATAATGATTATCCGTTACATGATATTCTTTCACGTCATCGACCGTGAGCGATACGGTTGCGTCGCCCTGCCCGGATAATACAGAGTGAATGACATATGTACCATAATCAGGTACATCACATTCCCAGTGTCCCGCGCCCGCTGCCGTCGGCGTGATCGTGCTCGAGTCCGGACATGTTACTGTGACGGTTGAGCCTGCTTCCGAATCTATGTATAGATGAGGAAGGAGCCCTCCGCCTCCGCCTGCTGCCGGTGCCAGCTTTCCGTCCGGTCCGACCTTCATATATTCTCCGGCGTGAGCCACGCCCTGGTCGATATCGACTTTCTTTTCGAGCTCGTCGTATGTATCTCCGGCTGCCGGCGGCTTATCCTCTCCGTGTGCTATCGATCCGGTGTCTACCGATATGACATCATGAGAGTCGATATTGATACCTGTTCCGGCCGAATATGATGATCCGCCTCCGCCTGTCATTGTGAACTCGTACTGCCATGTGGCTGTGCTTGCATCTCCGCCGGTCACGCACGAGTATATTGCTCCCTCTGACGGATTCAGGTACAGATCGTCCGCGTTTGCTTTTGCGATTCCCGAGGAAGGATACACTGTCGGGAGTACGGCTTTTCCGCTGATGTCGGTACCGCGATATATGTGATTTCCGTCCGCGCCATCCGCGCCGTTCGCGCCGTTCGTTACGGTGAACGTGTCGGAATTGCCGTCCGTGTATGTGATTGTGTAGGTGTCTACGAGTCCGGCTGTTGATGTTTTCTGTATCGAGCTTATTCCGACACCTGTATTGCCTTTGAGAACTCCGAGACTCTGCCATGTGTCCGTCCCGATACATTTCCAGAGTTCGTACGTGTCAGTGTTCAGGTACAGGGAATTGTCAAAATATCCCGTGCTTGAGCTTGATGCGCTTGTGATGTCGGTACCGGTTGAGAATACAACCTCTCCTACTTCGTTGATGATCTCTATCGCGTCGTGGATACTTCCTCTGACGTCTTCTCCGTAGACTGCAGATAGGATCGCTGCTAAATACGTTGATATGTTAGCCATTTTCTTCTCCCTTCAATTTGTTTACTTCCTCATATAGATCCTGCACACAGTTTATAAGGTGCGCTATGAGTTCCTTGTACTCGATTGTATGATAATCGTCTTCCGGTCTTATGTATTCGAGTTCGCACTCGCCTACGTTGTTGTTATCAAGAACCTCTCTGAGTTCCTGGGCGATGAGTCCGAATCTCTTTCCGTGTTCGTTATGCATTCCGGCCGATTTTTTATATTCGAACGATACAGGGCGCGACTGGGTGATGATATTGCGCGACTGGGTTCTGTCGAGTGTCTTGATGTTCTTCTTCAGTCTGCTATCAGATCCCGCTCCTGCGTCAGCTGCAGCCTTGCCGATGTATATAGTTCTGTAATCGCCGTAATAGACACTATCGTCATACGTCGCAAAGTATTTGCCGCCGATAGCGAAGTTGCAATCGTGATCTGATGCATCTGTGACTCGTAGGAATCCGCTCGTGCCATTGAACACTCTTAACGATCCGCCGGAAATCTCTACGCTACCCGTCTTTCCTGTCGGGCTCGGAGATTGTATCGTTGCGCCGGTGATGGTTCCGCCGTTTATTGTGGTACCGGTTATCGTTCCTCCGTTGATGACTTGGCCGTTTATGGTGCCGCCGTCTAATCGGTCGCAGCTCATCTTTCCAGCTGTTATGAAATCAGCGACTATCTCGCCGTTCATCGTCATGGCCACTTCTGCGGACCAGGGATCGTTCTTCGTAGCTCTCTGAAGGTATGCGAATCCGCCGAGATTCCATCTCCAGCATTTTGTTGCCTCGTCGTAGTCTATATTGTTGGCGATCCGGAGCTCATCTATCTGATCGTGCTCATTCAGATGATATGTGACTACGCCTCCGTCGGTTCCGTCAAGAAGTGCGATCACGTTCTTGAATGCCGCATCGAGTATCGACGACTTTGAGGGGATGCTCTTTATCGCCTGAGTCGTTCCGACCATCTGCGATGTCAGAGTTTTGTTCTTTTCCACGTTCCCGGACATCGTAATCGAGTTCTTATCGATATTCTGTATGTCGCGTCTTATCTGCGTGAGATATAATCTCTGATCGACTGCGAACGGTTTTGCGATTATCCGGACAGAGTCTCCGAGTCGGAATGCGTCGGCCGGCTGTATCGCCTCGAGGTCTACCGCCTTGACTTCCATTGTCAGCTGTGGCTGTGAGTACTTCGTGAGGTATTCCTGTGCGAGCGCATTGAGTTCGGCGAGTGTCGAGGCGCTATCGAATATCACCGCTTTCGCGTGTCGTCCATACGCTGATACCGAATCGGCCTGCGTTATCGTGGTTCCCTGAAGCCTTGCGTTATATCCGTCATATACGGTCGAATCAAGCTCCGCTCCGTACGGTGTCAGTACGTTCACGAGGTTGCTGTAATCGGAATCCTTGACGTAATCGAGAAGGTTGTATCCGTATTCTATTGCCTGCGTTGCCTGT